TATTTCCATAGACTGTCCACCAACTAAAGCAGACTCATCTACATCAAACACCAAAGACCCAGCCATTGCTAGGTTATCTACAGCCATACGTGCATGACCATTCATAATCTGTTGAGAATCATCCATGTTCTCAGCTACACCAATACCAAAGAAGTTGTATGGGTTTCTTTCGTATGGAAAAGCGTGGTAAGGTATTCTATAAGGAGTAAATGGATTAACCACTGCTCTTAATAAACTATCACCACACACCCAAGCATTGATTTGAACTTCGTCTAAATCATCAATATCATCAGCTATGTCTATACCGACTTCACGTGCATACTCTGCATCCATGATTCCCCAGTATTCAAGAACTTCAAAGTTAGATTGATAGTCTTCATCGCTTCTTGCATCATCTTTTAATTGTGATTCAAAGCTTTTTTCTTCGTAGTTAGCTCCCATCTGGATACAATTACGTATAGCATCCTCATCAAAATAAGGCATATTACGCAGTTGTCTAAGTTGAGATTTGTTTAGCTTGTGTCTGTGAATAACATACTCACACTCTTCAATGCTAGTAGCTCCGGGGTCTGGATAAAAATCCCAACAACTAACAAACTCAATTCTAGGTACTCTAACTTCTAATGGGTTATAACTTCTTTCACCATCTTCACCTGTTTCCCATTTGTGAAGTTTCTTGTTATAATTGAAAGGTCCTTTTACAATCCCTGTACCAAGTAGAGAAGATTCTAAAAGAGCATTTCTAATTTCTGATGAACCCTTTGATTCATCTATTTGGTCATGAATAAGTTTTTCCATTCTCCTTGCAGCTTTCTGTGCTGGAGAAATTTCTAAAGCTGTAGGTATTGGACTAAAGCCTTCAACTAATTGGTCGTCTATTTTATTTTCTAAAGAGTCTTCAAATACTCCTTTAACAAAAGTAGCTCCGGGTTTAAGAACTTTACCATCACCTTCATATCCAACATCGTAAGGATTATCCATTCTGTTACCAATATCATCTGGTAACTCACCACCACCCATAGTACTTTCAATACCGGGTGCACCTGTTTGAGTATCAAGGTGTGCACTAGCTAACTCACCTTCTGGTATTTTAGTTTCAGCAATACCGATTGGAAACTTACCTGTACCAAAGATAACATCTACTAACTGACCAAAAGCAGCAAGTACTTTTGTTTTAGTAATCTTTACAAAGATACGAGACTTCTCTGAGTCTCTAAACTTAACAGACTTGTTGTAAAGTCCTCTATAGTTTTCGTAAGCTTTTAACCAACGATGTTCATCTGAACGTCTAGAGTCTTCTGAAACGGTGAATCTAGATTTAACAATACCGACAAGATTACTACGCTGTTCCATTTCAAGGTCAAGCGTTTTACCAGCTTCACCTTCCACATCCATGTAGATGTTATCAGCGTTTAAAAATGTATTATCCTTGTCTGCCATAAACTTTAATATCCAAATGTAGAATCAGCCGGTTGATGGATATCTCTTTTTAATCCTCTCAACCTATCGAATGTACTTACCATTCGTGGTCTACTCATTATCATATAACGCAATGCATCATATGCGTGGTCTGAAGCATGTGTATCTACATCTTCAGGATTATTTTTTGATAATGGTATAGACTGTAATTCTCTTATTAAGTTAGGACATGTATTAAATATCTGTAACTTAGGTCTTCCATTTTCTTGTACCTTTAAAAACTCATGTATTTGGATTTTACCTTGTATTCTATTTTTATCTGCAGGTCTAAGCTTATGTCCTTGTCTAACCAAAGCTTCTCCTACAGTCGGACCAGTTGTTCCTGTTCTAGCCCATGCTGCGGTATCCAAAACACCTGAAACTGAATAAGGGTCTTCAAGTTCCATATCTGTTATTATACTGCCCAATTCTTCTCCTGTCAAGCCTTTTCTATATAATTCTCGATAAATTATTAATGTACCGTCATTTTGGTCCATTATTCCCCATAAACAACAGCTTTCTGATGCATAACCATAGTCAATACCTTTTACTCTTTCCCAATGTAAAGGAAGTTCAAATGGAGTAATAACATGATGAACTGGAGAAAACTCTACAAAAGCTGCACCTTCTGCTACATCCCAATTACCTTCAAGTAACTGTCTACGTTGAATTGGGGGTAGCGATTTAAGCATCTGCTCATACACACCGTCTTCTGCAAGATAGGGATTATCAGCTAACTTAGCAGGAATAAACTTACGTGTTAATCCATCTTTACCTAAAAAACTTTGATTATGTTCTGAGGGTTCTATATATCTTTTTTTTACCCAATGCGAACCAACACCACCGGGGTTAGCAGTACAACGTAAATAAGTTTTTATTTCTGGGTCAGTTGTACGTAGCCTTGAAGCAAGATAGTTCCAGCTAAACTCTGTAGGTAAGTGAGTAATTTCATCAAACCCTATCCAAGAGTAGGCTTGTCCTTGATACCTGTACACGTCTGCATCTCGTTCAAGGAAACCAAACTCCACTTTTGCACCACTGGGAAAATTCCAAAGTTTTTCAACTTCTCTGAACTTAGCACCGGGAAATGCTTGTGGATATAGTTCACGAGATTTGTCAATCATCTCTCTGAGTTCTGGCATAGAACGTCTTAATATAAGAGCTCTATGGGCTGGGCGATGACAATTTCTCAATGGGTCTACAATCATAGCAAAAGATTTGCCTCCTCCTGCTGCTCCTCCATAGAGAACATCTTTTTCATCTGCAGCTAAAAAGTCTGTTTGAGGACCTTCATTAGCGTGAAATAATACTTTAGAATTTTTAATTGTTTCTTGTACAGAAGGAACAACGTTTTTTAATTCTTCATCTGTTACAATTTTAGATTGTGTTTGCTCTGTTGCTTTTTTAATAACTTTTTCTTCAGCTTTAAGTTTGGCTTCTTTATATGCAACTTTTTTCTTAGTTTTTTCTAATTCTTTTTTTTGTTTAGATAATTCGTTTTTACGTTTTTGTTCTTTTGAATATTGATACTTAGGTGTTAAATTTTGTTTTTGAACTAATTTCGATAAACCAACATGACTTATTTTTCTTTGAGCTTCTATTGATAAACTAGTTGCTGCTTCACGTAAAGATAATTCTTTATTTAAAACTGAATTAATATATTTTTGTAATAGTAAAAGTTGCTCCGGAATAGGAGCTAGATAGCCTTTAGTAGAGTTACTAAGCCTATACCCAAAAGGAACTGTTCTTCCTTTCTTTTTTATATACCCTTTAGGGATTGACATTACTTAGCCTTCTTTTTTTTGCCAAATATTTTATCCCAGTTATCTCTATAATCTTGTGTATAGAATCCGGGTCTAGGGTTAGCTCCTTTACTGTCTGATTTTTTATAGACGTGGTTTCTAAATGAAACTGGCTTGTTGTCACTGCCTATTTGTTTACCCATATTACTTTACCACTTCACTTTGTCAGCCCAATAAGCTGCTGACATTTTACCTTTAGCAATGTTTCTTCTGTGTCTAGCTTTAAAAGATTTACGTTTAGCTTTCATCTTAGCTGACTCACCTGCTTTAGGTTTCCCTGCAGTCTTAGCTCCTTGCTCACCAAACCTAATAGTCTTAATCTTATCTCCGACTTTAGCCACAACAATGTGTGACTTAGTAGGATGATTGGGAGTACGCTTGGGTTTATTATAACCACTTACTCCTGCTCGTTTTAATCTGCTATCTGCTTTACCGCCTTTAGCCATTCTAAACTTTGCTGTTTTCTCTGCAATCTTTTTAGGTTGAGCTGAGTGTTGTTTACCGGCAGCTTTATCTTTTCTTTTCTTTGCTGTTGTAGCTGCATACTCTGAATCACTTAAAGCTTCTCTAGCTTTCTCAGGTAAATATCTTTCGCCTGTCTTACTAGAGGGTTGTCCAGACTTAGTACCCCACTTCTGTTTACCCCATTCAACTAAGGACTTCTGAGCTTGTTTTAACATTACTTGTAACCTCCACCAGCTTTCTTGTAAGCTTTGGCTAGTGCTTGGGCTTTACGTGCAGACCATTTACCGGCTGCAGTACCGTGTGAAGCAGCAGCTTTAATTCTTTTGAATATTCTTTCTCTTAGTCCGGGCTTAGTGTAGTTACCGGCTGCGTTGACTTTTGATTTAGCCTTGCCACCTTTTCTAAGTTGTAATCTTTCTACTAACATTAGTGTATAATCCTATCTTCTTCTTTAGGTATAGTATTAAGGTATTCTTTTTCTAACTCATCATCCACATAGATACTATCTAACTCACCTACAACCACTAAATGGTTTTGAGCTGCAGCTATCTCTGCTTTCTCATAGGATGAAGCTACGATGTTAGGACCTGCAAAGGTTGTACCGTAGGCTTCGATTTCAGTTAGGAATATCTTCATTTTTTTATAGTAAAATAGCTCCTATTATAAAACCTAAAACAAAGACAACACCGTCTTGTTTAGGATTAGTTTTAATGTGATGTATTAAATTATTTAGGTAATTCTTCATAATCTGCTTCCTCAATATTAATTGTTTGTTTTTCTGGTAATATAAAAATACCACCGCCTGTGTTGTGATTTACATCAAGTTTATCTTGTTTGCCTAATCCAACCCTATCAAGGATGGTTTGAGCTGCTTGAAGTTTAACGTTAGCTTGTGGCATAGCGTTATCACTTTGCATAACTTCAACGAGTTTAAAAGCAGCAGAAGGGGCTTCCCTTGCTAGGATGTTTGAGGCTAAATCTACTATTTCTTGTCTAAGACTCTTTATTACTTGGTAGTGATTTCCTGCATACCCGGCAAGTTCGGCTGAAAGTTTAAGATTTCCTTTGGTCTCAATAAGATTATTAAGAAAATCTTGTTGTTTATCTGTTAGTTTTCGTTCTGTTGAAGGTAAACTCATAGCACTTATTATAGTTGTTTATTAAAGGTTTGTCAAGACTTATAAAAATATTTTACAAACCCCTTGACAAAACACGAAAATAACTCTATAATAACACTTAGGTGTGCCGGGGTTAAATGTATATTCTACTGACCTATTAGACCCGACCTAACCTGCCAAAACCTGTCGAACCCGACCAAACTCCTTAACAACCAAAATTGCTCAGAATGTATAAGTATTAGTATATATATACGGGTGGGGGTGGGGTGCTCCTGCCTACCCCCTAAGCTTCACAAACTCTGCAGAGTTTTATAGGTTTAGGGAGTTTTCACCGAGAAACCTGCCAAGATTTACCAAACTCTATAGAGTTTGACTAGCTCTGAAAGAGCTACCGAGAGATTTACAGGGAAAATATGGAGATTGTGAAGCTAAACAATAAGATTTAAACTCTGCAGAGTTTACCAAGGATTGTTATATTGTCGAGCTTTCTAAGAGTTTTCCTTTGGAAACTAAGGTCGATGGTCATCCTATTGTTTTCCGTTCAGCACAGAGCTTTACAGAGCCCCACAAAGCTATGCTTTCCTGCACAGCTCGACACAGCTCGATATGCTTTTCAGCGTGGGGAAATCGCATAAGTATTATGCAGGTGTTTCGGTAGGGAAATTACAGACAAAAAAAACCCCTCGAATGAGGGGCTTTGAAGTGAGCTCTTTAGAGCTTAGCCAAGACTTACAAGCTTCTTGTAAGCTCTCATAGCTGTCAAATCTGCCTTCGGCAAACTCTTTAGCGAAAGTATCTTCGATACTTGTCCCTGTGTAAGTGGGGACTTGGTATCGTTTAGCTTCGCTAAAAAATGACCTCGAACAGTGCCGAACTTGATGTCCTTCGGACAGTTCTTAGCTTTGCTAAAGTGCATTGCAATCCTTTGGATTTGACCATAAGTTGCAGTTGCTTTAGGGTTTTTCACTTCAAACGTAGTTTGGTTTGACATATTTTTTTCTCCATAGTCCCAAGGGACTAAGTTAGTGCTTGACGACATTGCCAAGCCATTACATAGTAATCCGATTTACCACAAAATGTCAAACTTTTTTTTCACCCTTTAGGGTGTTTTGCTCAAAATTAGCCAAAAATTGCCCCAAAAATCACCACGAACCACCCAAAATCCCTAAAGTCTAGTAAGACTTTAATTTTTTACCCAATCTTTACGCCTGTGTATATATACTTACGCATAAGACTTATGTAAATAGGATTTCCTATGGTTAGGCGAAAGTCAATACTATTATGCGTAAATCGTGTGTAAATATTTACGATAAATCGCATGTAAACTTTATGCAGAAATCGTCATGTAAATTTAAAACTATATGTGCACGTTTCTGCTTGACAAGCTCGACAGCATTTGCTAGGGTTGTTGGGCAATCAGCAATGTCGTTGGTTGTTTTTGAGCTACTGAGCTCGGGAGAATATTATGTCAATAGACAAAACAAAACCTATCTTCGATAGTCGTGAATCAGAAACATTCGATTTGTACGATAGTTCTGACGACTATGGAATGGCGAATGATATTGATGTCAACGAAGTTGTTGACGAAATGGAAAGCATTGATGATGGCATCAACGAAAATAACTTTAACTTTATGGAGGTGTAAATTGGAAATTTTAATTGACAAAATCAGCGAAACTAGGCAGGAAAGACTTTTGAATCCTCAAATGTCTGACCACTACCGAACTTGGTTTCAAGGAAAATATGGTATGAAATTATACGATATCAAGGTTGGTCGAAAGTGGGTGTTTATTCGTTCAAAATCTCACAGGGCGAGACTTCCACTTGCGAAGTTTAAAACACAAGCGTTTGTTCAATGGCATTGTGATGCAAGAACTCACGCTAGTTCAGAGACTTACGCTGAAACAGGTAGGTATAAAAAGAGCAGAGGTTGGTGGAAAAACTATGGTTTTGAAACTAATCCTGCAGATGTAAATTATGACCGAGGACACTTGATATGGAAATAAATGAAAACATATGCGTTTGTGAAATGTGTGAACTTCCTTCCGATTTCGGTAAAGAAGTTTCTCGTGAAGTAAACGACACCGAAGGTTTTATAACTTATGAGCATGGAATCATGTATGGTTCTGTGGAAGATGAAGATACTTATTGGTGTAATGATTGTTCTGAATCAGAAACAAAAGCTTACAACGAATGGTTTTGGGGGGAAACTACATAAATATAAATACTTACCTGTGCTATCTCACTTGACAAGAGGTAGCACTTGGGGGTACAATGCTCGGCAACTAACGACTGCTCACTCAGTCATTTTAAAGGTACTTACTTTATGAAAACAAAATGTGAAAATCCTAATGGTCTTGCGAATATGAAAGCTATTAAAGATAAAAAAGCTAAAAAGCTAATGATATTTAACACTCTATGGAATGTTAAACAATACTTAGCTGAACATAATTATCGTTTATTATCTAATCATTCTTTTAAAAATGATGTTTATACTTTGTATAACAGAGGTTCTAAAATTATTTCTGTTAAGCCTTTCATACAAAACTATGACCATATTAAATATCAAATCGAGGTAATCAAATAATGAAACAAGGACACTTAATAAATAAAATTAATAAACTTATCCCTGTTGCAAAAGCAACACCTATGTCAGAATTTTATGATGACGATAGTACAGGTATTTGGATAAGAGGTAGTGAATATTCCTACAAAGGTTCTTTATCTTATGATAGATTATTATTTGAATATTACTTAGAGGACGAAGCTGTTCATCCAGACTTAGCAAAAATAATAGAAGATGCTAATTGGATGTGGGAACCTTATGATGCAGGTACATTAATGCTTTATCCTAATTAAACTATTTACCCCTGTGTTCTCACTTGACATGGGGGTTGCTTTGATGCTAAGATAGTGGCAACTAAATGAGCAGTAAGCAAAAGAGCTGAAAATAAAATCAGATAAAATAATAATGCTTACTTCTAAGGGACATGGAGAAACACCAGCGTAATAGCGAAAACTTGTAAAACTATTTCAAAATAACCTGCATGAAACTCCCCCGACTTAAACATTCGCTATAGATTTGTTTTAGAAATTACCATGTGCTAGTTCATGGTTAAAAACTAACTAGCACCTTTATTAACCTTAATAACTATGGAGATAGATATGTCAAAATTGATATACAGCAGAAATGGTAGCGAGACTACTGAAAGCATTACTAATGCACAACCTCAGATTCAAGCAATATGGAATCAAGCACATAGATTTGGTGCGAATATTGTAAGAGTAAGAGCAGAAAAATTACGCTATGGTAATAGCACAGGTAAAACTTTTAATTCTTTTCATGAAGGTTATGTATCAGTCTATAAGCAAAAAGATAAAATTCATGAGAGTGATGCCTTATACTTTGCTAGAAAAATACCTCTTACCAAAGTAAACAAAGGTATGCAAATACTTGAGATAGCATCTAATGTAGATGTCCAAGATACTTTAGATACTATTGATACTATTCAATACTACTCAGAGACTTCTTTCTTAGGAAGACTTTACAATAGAATTGTTTACGGGACACCAATGTCTATAAATTCCTAGATTAAATTCGGGGTAAGTGTGGGTATCACTTGAAAACTACCCATTTTTTTAACGCTAATATTTTTGGAGATATATTATGGCACAGATGAGAGTAAAAGACCAAGACCTAGTTGTAGAACAGGTTGTAGAAAAGATTGAAGCTACTGAACTTAATAAGTTCAAAGCTCGTAAAGATGTTCAAGCAGTTCAATCTGATATTGAAGCAAGAATCGAAGTAATTTCAAGACTTTTTGAACAATACAAAAAGCTTGAAGAAAATATCAAAGCTGAACAACAAGAACTAAAAGATTTAGTCCAAGGATTTCAAAAAGCTAATGGTTTTGAATATAGTTCTTATGCTACTAAACAAGGTATATGGTTAGACAATATTTCAACATATGGTGTTTCAATCCCTGAACTAAAACTTGTATGGCAACTACCTTATACAAAAAAGCATGAGATATCTACTAAACTCAGACTTCAAACTATGGGTGGAGACTTTGATGTCTACAAACTTATTGAGGAGTTGACAGCAGAGTTTAGTTCGTAGTATAATAATTTTGTAGTTAGAAAGTGAGCCTTATAAAATCCTTTGGAGTCCATTATAAATCCTAGATTAAATTCGGGGACATGGAAAACATCAAGGTTAGGATAAAAGTAAATGAGAACTAAACCACCATGCACTAACTACAAATTTGTCCGAGGAACTATCTGCGAGTTTCACAATGATTGTTGCAACAGTCGTGGAACTAAAGAAGAGAAGGACAAACACTCATCAGTCCCTAGAGTGTGAGTATAAATCTAGGATAGGGGTAGGTTGGTAGTCCTACACAAAAAACTACCACTTAATTTATAGGAGATAAATATGCAAACTATATATCAAATCGTTGAAGAGGTATGCTTGAGAGACTTTCCAATTCTTGGAAGACTATCTGAAGCACAACAAAATAAATTTATTGACAACATCTATCAAGATGTATTGTCAGGTGATAATCCTTCTGAGATTGCAGAGCATGAACTGTATGATTACATTGAAGAGTTTATTGTAAAGTCTATTATAAAAATGTTAATATCTTTGGAGGAAAACTCTAATGCCTTACAAAACATGTCATAGTTGTGATGAAACCAAAGAATTAAACAAGGATAATTTTCCACTTAGAAAAAATAAAAATGGTGTTGGTTATCGAGCACAATGCAGGTTATGTTATAACAAATTAAGAAGAACAAATCCAAGATATGCTAGAAAAAAATCTATTCAATTAGCAAAGGACAGGGCAGAGAAAAAAGGACTAGAGTTTAATTTATCATTAGATAAAGTTGTGTTTCCTGATACATGTCCAATACTTAACATCAAGTTAGAACATGGCAATCAAGATTGGCAAACCTCACCATCTATTGATAGAATAGACAATAGTAAAGGATACACACTTGATAATATTATTGTAGTGTCAGCACTTGCAAACAGTATTAAAAACTGTGCTACTTGGAAACAAATAATACAAGTAGGAAAATTTTATAAAAATTTAGAAAAGGAGAAGAACCATGCCAAAATATAATTTGCTATCTAGTGGTAGCACCAAGATTGAAAAGAGCAACAAGCTATCTGACAAATACTTTAGTCGGATAGTTTATTTAGCACCTGATGATTTAGCAGATGGCAAAAGAACTTTATGTCCATATGCTAAGATTGCCAAGTGTAGTGAAGCCTGTTTGAACACAGCAGGGATGGGTAAATTTTCTAATGTTCAGCAGTCAAGAATTAGAAAATCTCTACTGTTTTTAAACGACCAGCAGGAGTTTATGAGACAGCTTGTACAAGACGTAAATAAATTTCTTAAGGAATGTGATAGGCTTGGTAAAAAACCTGCCCTACGTCTTAATGGTACAAGTGATATTCAATGGGAAACTATCGAGGTTGATGGGTATAAAAATATCTTTGCCATGTTTCCACAGATACAGTTTTATGACTACACAAAAATTCCAACACGTAAGGTAGAGCACATACCTAATTATCATTTGACTTGGTCTTACTCTGAAGCCAATGATAAGTATGCTACTCTGTTCGATAAAGTCTCGAACAACATAGCAGTAGTCTTTCGTGATGCTCTACCTAAAATGTTTAAAGGTTTGAAAGTAATTGATGGGGACAAACATGACATGAGATTCTTAGATGAAACTCAAGTGGTGGTAGGACTGATTGAAAAAGGTGAAGCCAAGAAGGATACTTCAGGCTTTGTAATTGATTTAATAAATGCGAGGGCAATATAATGTATGCAGAAAAACCAAAACCAGTAAACAAATACTTACAAGCAACTGATGTAGAGATAGCTGAAGTTGAAATGGATAGGAAGTTCGAGGAACTTTATGATGGTATCGAAGATTTAAATTATAAACAAGAAGATTTTGAAGCTGATATTGATACTGTTCAATCAGATGTGGCAGATTTAAACATTGAAGTTAGTGGTTTGTTAAGAACTGTAGAAGACTTACAAGATACTATTCAAGAACTACAAGATAAACTAGAGGAACTAAATGATGAGTGAAGACTATGACTATAAAAAAGCTACTATAATAGTAGAAAAAGCAATATCAAAAGCATTCTTTAATGGCTATGGCTTAATGTTTAAGTACCACAAGATTGAAACAGGTGAGTACGAACAACGAATGCTGTTGACTGTATCAGATATTAAATACAACCATGATGATGAAATTTTAGTAGGTGGTTGTATTAATAATGATGGGGATTACAGACAATTCTTTTTAGAAAACATGGAGTCTGTTAAACCTTTTAAGTATGTGTCTATTGACTAAGGAAAACTTTTATGACAACTAAAAAAGACAAAGGTCGTTGGGTATATCAATTTACTTGTGCTGATACAGGTCAAAAAGTTTGGAAAAGATATACTAACGAAACAAGTGAAGATGTAATCAAGTTTTTAGAATCTAAGAACTTAAAGTACATACTCAAAGGTGCTAACAATATTTCTATTTATACACATAAAGCTAAGTTTTCTTATTACTATACCACAGGTAGAGGAACAGGACTTTTTAATAGTGCATATCATGGTATGAAAGTACAAAAATATCTTCAGTTTAAAAACATTGAAGCTTTTTACAAAGAATTGTTAGAGCCTACTTTAAAACAAGAAGAAAAAAACTTAAACATTACTGAGGATAGTGTTAATGAAAGGTATGTCTACGAGAAAACAACAGGTAAAAACTTAAGTGAAACTTTTTATCCGAGGTATAGTGTTGATTTTTATGAGAAAGTTGACAAAAAAGATTGCTTATGATACAATATATCTTTTTATTTAAAGAGGATTATTTATGGAATTTATATTAATAGTAGTGGGGGTTGTTATATTATTAACGACAACAGTTTTGTACATGTACTTGGTAGATGAGGAAAAGATAGAACCACACTACCCAACTACTGCACAGCGTGGAAACTTTTGGGATGCAGAGACTAAGAAGTTTTACAAGTGGGATGAGTTAATGGAACTTAAAAAAGAAAGAGAGGAACAAAATGACAGAACACATTGATGCTGTTGAACAACAGAGACAAATGCTTGAGTTAGAAAAACAAGCAAAGCGAGTTGTAGGTATTGACACAAGGTACAAAGATGGGTTATGGTATAAACAAACAGTTGACTATGCTGATGGGCGAAGGGTTACAGAGTATAGAGATAAACGCAGAGCAACGATAGAGGAACATTATGAAAGGTGAAATATTTGGATTTGGAATTGGGTTAATGGTGGCTTTAATATTAATGAATGTAGTATTTATCGTGGAAGAAGTTAAAGAACAGAAAGGACAAAGCTATGAAGTTTGTCGAGATAAACTGTTCAAAGCTTATCCACAAGAAGTAGATTACAAAAAGTGGAGGACATGTATTAATGGCTAAGACATGGACGAAGAGTACACATACTTCTGCTACACAAGGCAGAGGTAAAAAGACAAGTCAAGGTAGAGGTAATGTTGCTTTCTCTACCATGAACAAGAACAAGAAAAGCAACTTCAAAAAATATCGAGGGCAAGGAAAATGAATATTAAAATATTAAAAAACAAAGTAACTATTGAATTGACTACAAGCGAGTATGATGATATGTTCAAATACATTAACAAACTTAGAAGCATGTTATCTACTTTGCATGAGACAAATGATTTGTGGTTGTCTGATGTTCATAATTTAGACAGTTTACAATATGATTTGGTTAATCTATTAGATGCTAAATGGGATGCTGGTAGTTATAGATATGTTAAACGAGGGCAAGGTAAATGAATGAGAAACAAATAACAATTAAAATTCCAGCAAGACATTTAGAATGGATTAAAAAGAACTATAGTAAATCTAGAAGTGGTGTGACCAGTTTGTTTGAGTATGGTGGTATAGATATCCAAGAGGTACATGCCATAGCAGACTTACTGTATCATCTTAATGAAGCATTTGAAATTGAAGGTGGTGAATGAACATATTTTATTTTGATGAGTGTCCTACTATATCAGCAGAAGCACAGCCTGATAAGATGTTAGTCAAGATGCCACTGGAAACAGCACAGATGTTATGCACAGCACACCGAGAACTAGATGGTGATGAGTATGCAGATGCTAATGGACTTTACAAACGTGCATACTGGAATCATCCATGTACTATATGGGCTAGAGAATCTAGCTCTAATTACTCGTGGTTATACAAACACTTCTTAGCATTAGGACTTGAGTATGAGTACAGGTATGGTAGGAAACATGCAAGTGTGGTCAAGCTAGAAGAACCGTTGAGTAAGATGCCTGACAACATTACACATACAAGTCTGACACCACTAGCACAGGCTATGCCTGAGGAGTATAAGAATGAGGATGCTATTATTGCTTATCGTGATTACTGCATTAACGAAAAACACTATGCCAAATGGGAACGCAATAGAGCTAAGCCTATATGGTGGTCAACACAGGAGGTTGCATGAACTACATATACGAAAGGATGATGGCTGAAGGAGAGACAGCTATCTTTGACCGAAATGAACTCAGAAAGTTTGAAAATTATGTAGCTAAAAACTATACAGAATTTTATGAAAGCAAAGCAGGATATGAGATAGAAAAGCAAGGAGAAGAGTTCCTTGTTACGCTGTTTAAAAATCCTGTTATAACAATGGAAGATATTTTGCTTGACATTAGAGATTAATCAGTGTATAATGCACTCATTAAAATGCCAAAACAAAGGAGGATTATATGGCAGTATTAGAAGGAAAAGCCTACTGGGCATCAGTAACAACACCAAACACTACGTTTGAGCCTGTGTATACAGTTGACTTAGTTGTGGGAGAAGATGTTGCCGATGAGTTTCAAGCTCGTGGGTTTAAAGTAAAAGACTTATCTGTTAAGGATGAGAGTGGTGGTGCGACACCTATTGGTAGAGCACTTACAATAAAACGTAAAGTTAATGGACCAAATGGCATGGTAAGAAATGCCCCAAAACTTTTCGATAAAAATAAAGAACCATTAGATGCTATTGTTGGTAATGGCTCGACTGTTAAAGTACAGTATAACGAGTGGGAAACCGACAATAAATATGGTAGCTTTAAAGGCTTGGATTTTCAAGCTATGCAGGTACTTGATTTAGTATCTTTAAAATCACAGGATGGCTCTGAGTTAGACCCATTCGGTGATGGAGAAGAATTCTAATGATAATTACCATCAACAATGACGAGGGGACTACAAACTTTGATGTAAATAATATTAGTGACGATGCTGTAAAGCAAGAAGCAACTGTTATTGTACAAAAAGTAGGTAATTTGCAAGTCGTAATCGAGGCTTTAGATTTTGCTAGTCGTACTCATAGAGCTAACTTGGAAGAGTTGCTTAAGGGTAGAGACGAAGCTATTGTTGAGTCTGAGCCCGAGCCCGATGTAGTAGAAGAAGATTCAGACGAATCCTAATTGCTACATCTATCTCCAACAAAGCCTCTCTATTTTAGGGAGGCTTTTCTTTTTATAGGAATTAATTATGAATCAAAGTAAATTTGTAAAGTATCATGTGCCTTGTCCCGAGTGTAAAAGCACAGATGCATGTTCAATAAACGAGGATGGTTCAGCTAAATGTTTTAGTTGTGATGCCTTTTTTCCTAAATATTCAAACGGAACAGTTATGTCTACAGAAAATTATAATAAATCCACACCCACACCTAAAGTTTTGAATGCTCATGGTGGTATTTTTGCAAAGCTAACCGACAGAAATATAAGCAAAGAGACAGCAGAAAAGTTTGGTGTCAAGGTTGTTTATGATGGGGCAGGTCAATTAGCACAGCACCTGTATCCATTCTATATAAATCATGAACAGTGTGCTACGAAGATTAGATACATACGAGACAAACGTTTCTCTTTTGAGGGGACAATACAGGGCTCGGGATTATTTGGACAAAATTTATTTAAAGAGGGTGGTAAATACTTGACAATTGTTGAGGGTGAATGTGATGCTATGGCTACCTATGAATTGTTAGGTAGTAAGTGGGCAGTTGTTTCCATTAAACGTGGTGCTGCTTCAGCAGTCACAGACATTAAAGAAAGCATTGAGTATGTCGAAAGTTTTGATAATGTTGTGATATGTTTTGATAAAGATAAGGCAGGAGAAGATGCTGCAAAGAAAGTCGCAACAATACTTAAGCCCGGCAAAGCAAAGATTGTTACGCTTCCTAATGGGTACAAAGACCCTAACGATATGCTGAACAAAGGAAGACACCAAGAGTTTACAAGAGCTTGGTGGGATGCACAAGTTTATACACCGAGTGGGATTATTCGAGTGGCTGATAAACAAAAAGAGTTTCTTAATCGTGAACAGAAACAAAGTGTTCCGTATCCTTGGGATGGTTTAAACAAAAAACTTCTTGGTCTGAGAGCAGGAGAGCTTGTAACTCTTACAGGTGGAACAGGGCTAGGTAAGTCGAGTGTTACTCGTGAGTTAGAACATTGGTTAATAAAAGAAACAAATGACAATGTTGGAGTCATTGCTTTGGAAGAAGATTGGAAACGTACAGTGGATGGTATCCTTTCTATTGAAGCAAACGATAAACTATACATTGACAGTACTCGTAATAGTTACACAGAGAATCAATTGACAAATATGTTTGACAGAGTTTTTGCAAACGATAGAGTATTTATTCATGCTCACTTTGGTGCTAATGATATTGAAGAAATCTTTGCTAAGCTACGCTACCTTATTGTGGGTTGTGATTGTAAGTGGGTAGTTGTAGACCATCTACACATGCTTGTTAGTTCAATGCTTGATGGTGATGAACGTAAAGCTATTGATAGTATTATGCACAGACTACGTAGCATGGTAGAAGAAACAGGTGCAGGGATTATCCTTGTCTCTCACCTTAGAAGAGTTGAAGGAAACAAAGGACATGAGAATGGTATTACTGTAAGTCTTTCACACTTACGTGGTTCAAATAGTATAGCCCAATTATCAGATTGCGTGATTGCCCTCGAAAGAAATCAACAATCGGATGATGATTTAGAATCTCGCACAACGAATCTTCGTGTGTTGAAGTCTAGATATACAGGAGATGTTGGCAACGCTACATCTTTAGTGTATAATAAAGACACTGGGAGATTACATGAGTATGAAGACTCAGAGTTATTACATGACAGTGATGCCATTCCATTTTAGGAGAACGTATGGAATTAGTATTTGACATTGAAGCTAATGGTTTATTTTTTGAAGCCGACACTATATGGTGTATTGTAGCTATCGATGAGAACGATAAGGTTTATTCTTTTAAACCTGACAAAATAAAAGAGGGTATAAAATTTTTACAGTCAGCCGATAAACTTATAGGTCATAATATTATTGGCTATGATATACCTGTTATTAAAAAATTATATGATATTGATTTACATAAAACAAGTAAAGTTTTAGATACTCTTATTCTTTCTAGGATTTCTAATCCAGTAAGAGAGGGAGGACATTCTATTGAAAAGTGGGGCTATCGTTTAGGTGGAGTACAAAAACAACAACATGATGATTGGTCTCAGTTTTCTGAGGAAATGTTAAGTCGTTGTATAAAAGATGTTAAAATAAATAAAACATTATTTAATTATTTAAAAAAAGAATGTATTGGATTTTCAAAAGAATCAATTTTAATTGAACATCAAACCACAAAAATTTTACAAGAACAAACAGAAAATGGTTTCTTCTTTGATGAGAAAGAAGCTATGTTATTATTAAGTAAAATTAATAAAAGAAAAAGTGAAGTCGAAACTGAAGTACATGAAACATTTAAACCTAAATGGGTAGACATTAAAGAAGTAAAACCAAAATTAAAAAAAGATGGTACGCTTTCAAAATCAGGATTAACCGAAATTGAATACTCGGAAAGAGTTAAAACAAATAATATAAAAGCTTTTATGAGACAAGAATTAAAAGAATTTAATCTTGGTTCTCGACAACAGATAGGTGAATACTTAAAAGATTTTGGATGGAAACCGACAAGGTTTACTCCCACAGGTCAGCCGATTGTTGACGAAGCAACTTTAAATAAAGTAAAACATATTAAAGAAGCCGGTTTAATTGCAGAGTTTTTACTCTTACAAAAAAGAGCTGCCCAAGTTTTATCGTGGATTGATGCTTTAAATCATGACAGAGTTCATGGTTCAGTCATATGTACTGGTGCTATCACAGGCAGGATGGCACATCGAAGTCCAAACATGGCTCAAGTACCTGCTGTATACAGTCCTTATGGAACTGAGTGTCGAGCATGTTGGTCTGTTCCCGAAGGATACAAACTTGTAGGTGTAGATGCAAGTGGATTAGAACTAAGAATGTTAGCACACTACATGGCTGACGAGGAATACATAAATGAAATTATTAACGGAGACATTCACACAGCTAACCAAACGTTTGCTGGACTTAAATCAAGAGATGAGGCAAAAACTTTCATCTATGCCCTCATTTACGGAGCAGGAGATGAAAAGATTGGAAGCATCATTAAAGGAAGCAGAGCAGATGGTAAACTCTTGCGAGAACGCTTTCTTAGTAGTCTACCAGCACTTGCAACTCTTAAGAACAGAGTTGATATCGCAGCAGAAAAAAAATTCCTTAAAGGATTAGATGGTCGTAAAATATTTTTAAGACATAAACATGCAGCTTTAAATACTTTATTACAAGGTGCAGGTGCTATTCTCATGAAGAAAGCATTAATTATGTTAGATAGTTTGCTTAGACTAAATACAATTGATTATAAATTTGTTGCAAACATACACGATGAGTGGCAAATTGAGGTGAAAGAATCTCAAGCAGAATTTACAGGTGAACTTGCTGTTAAAAGTATTATAGAAGCAGGTGAACATTTTAATCTTCGCTGTCCAATGGATGGTGAATACAAGATAGGAGATAATTGGAGTGAAACCCACTAAAGAAAACAGAAAAAAGTTTGACATTGACCTAGAATATGGTACAATACGTGAAGAAAAGATAGCAGACATGCTAACTAATAAAAAGATTGAAGTTAAATCTGAAAAAGATTTATGGCAGAAGTCCGGAAACATATGTATTGAATATGAATCATGGGGTAAACCTTCAGGAATTAGAGCAACAGAATCTGATTACTGGTTTCATAATCTTTGTGTAGGAGACAATGAATTTTGTACTCTTGTGTTTAAAACAGATGTTCTTAGAACTATAGTAGATAAACTTGATACATTTAAAACTGTTAGTGGTGGTGACCACAAAGCAAGTAGAATGTTTCTTGTAAATTTACAAAAACTATTTTCATCAGATGTAATTAAAGCCTTTAAGGAGGCAGACAATGAAAAAGAAACTAAATAATTTAGTAGCAGATATTTACAGCGTATTAGATTCTCTTACCGAGGGAAACGAATTAAATATTTCAGAAGAAATGTTTGAAGAATTTGGTAAAGATATGACTGATGCGTTAAGACATTGGGCTACACCACAAAACGTAGAAGGTAAACCTGTTTTACGTATGTCAAATGTAGGTAGACCTGAACGAAGACTTTGGTTTGATACTCACACCCAAGCTGATACGACAGAAAAATTACAACCAAGCACTCAAATTAAATTTTTGTATGGACATTTGTTGGAAGTATTAATTTTGTTCTTTGTTAAATTATCAGGACATAAACTTACGGCACAACAAAAAGAAATAACTGTAAGTGGTATCAAAGGACACATGGATTGTATGATAGATGGCGAAGTTGTAGATGTTAAAACTGCTTCAGGTTATGCTTTTAAGAAATTTAAAGAAGGAACATTGGCAGAAGACGATGCGTTTGGATATCTTTCTCAGTTGGCAGGGTATGAAGCTGCAGAAAAAACTAATGCAGGTGGCTTTCTTGTTATGAATAAAGAAACAGGTGAGTTAACTATGTTTATTCCTGATGATATAGATAAGCCAAATATTAAATCTAAAATTAAAAACGTAAAAAATATTATTGCTTCAGACACTCCTCCGGATTTTTGTTACTCTCCTATACCGGAAGGTAAAGCAGGTAATATGAAAGTTGCAAGAGGTTGTTCATGGTGTCCTCATAAGTTTGAATGTCATAAAGATGCTAACGATGGGCAGGGATTGCGTGTGTTTAATTATGCAAAAGGACCTGTATATTTTACAAAAATTGTTAGTGAACCTAACGTGGAGGAAGTCAGATGAACGGAAAAAAATCTAAAGCAATAAGAAAAAAATCAATTGAGTTTGTTGTTGAGTGGTTAAAAACTATGCTCATAGAAGAAGAACAAAAGAAAATTTCGGTTAAAAACTATCAAAATTATATGCCAACTGAAACTCATATGTTTGCAAACAATAAATTTTTAGTTTCTTCTTATACTCCAAGATGGTTTGGCAAGTTAATTAAACGTAAATTAAAGTCTAAACCTCTTGACAAAATCCAGTACTCGGATATAATATAATGGTTGGCTTTAGAAAACCAAGGAAGATAAGACCAACAGAAAAGAATGTTCCAAAAGGATATGATTCTAAATGGGAACAAACTCTACATTCTACTGTTTTACAAAAGTGGAATCATCATTCAGAAAAAATACCATACGTAGTTGAACACAATTACGAGCCTGACTTTGTTAAAACGATTAATGGTCAAACAATATTATTAGAAGCTAAAGGTAGATTTTGGGATTACGCAGAGTACAGTAAATATATTTGGATAAGAAAAGCTTTAGAAGAACAGATAGGAGAGTTTGAGTTGGTGTTTTTATTTCTAAGTCCTTATGCCCCAATGCCTCAAGCTAAAAAAAGAAAAGACGGAACAAAAAGAACCCATGCTGAGTGGGCTGAAAAAAATAATTTTAGGTGGTACAGTGAAGATACTTTACCGAAAGAATGGAGAACAGATGAATTATAAATTTAATGAAGACAAACTATTACAAGAACTTAAAGGATACATTGATGCTACATACAGTCAGCATTATGCATCCGATAAATATCAGGCTACCGATGTTATTATTGATTCGGGACATGGTGAGGGCTTTAGTCTTGGTAATATTATGAAGTACGCTAAACGCTATGGGAATAAAGACGGAAAGAACAGAAAAGACTTGCTAAAAATATTACACTATGGTATAATTATGCTTGACATACATGATAAGGAGAACACGTAATGGTCGAAGACAAGGTGGGTATCAAGGAATATCTTGGTATAAAAATTAATTACAGTAATGAAAAACTATTAGATAAGTTTAGCCTTGATACTCTCAAGGATAGATATTTATGGGAGAATGAAACACATGCACAAGAAGCATTCGCAAGAGCATCCGTCTTCGGAGCAACATACAAAGGTCACACGGATTTTGAATTGGCTCAAAGGCTTTATCACTACAGTTCCAATTGTTGGTTCATGTTTAGCACTCCTATACTTAGCAACGGGGGAACAAGTCGTGGGCTTCCTATTAGCTGTTTCCTCAATTATGTACCTGACAGCAGGGATGGTCTATCTGCTCACTATGACGAGAATATATGGTTGGCGAGTTCAGGCGGAGGTATTGGTGGATATTGGGGAGATATTAGGAGTAACGGTATATCTACTACTCACGGGAGTCGTTCTACTGGTTCAATTCCTTTCATCCATGTAGTTGATTCACAGATGTTAGCCTTTAATCAAGGCACAACAAGACGAGGTTCTTACGCTGCATACATGGATATATCTCACCCTGAGATTGAAGAGTTTATTAACATGCGTAAAGAATCCGGTGGTGATATCAATCGCAAGAATCTTAATCTTCATAATGGTATCAACATTACCAATGAGTTCTTGAAAGCTGTTGAAGAAGATGCAGACTTTAGATTGATTGACCCTAAGACTAATGAGCCTACTAAGATTGTAAATGCTAGAGACTTATGGTGGCAGATAATTAATGCTAGAGCAGAGACAGGTGAGCCATACATGGTTAATATAGATACATGTAACGAAGCCTTACCTAAAGAACAAAAAGATTTAGGATTAGAAATTAAACAGAGCAATCTTTGTTCTGAGATTACTTTACCTACTAATGAAGAACGAACAGCAGTATGTTGTTTGTCTTCTGTAAACTTAGAATACTTTGATGAATGGTCAGAGAATCCTATGTTCATTGATGATTTAATAACCATGTTAGATAATGTACTTCAACATTACATCGACAACGCAGTAGATACAGACAACTTAGGAGAGTACAATGCAAACTTTAAAAGATTTCAAAAACACATTAAAGAAGGTAGGGAAGGCTTTACTAAATCTGCCTACTCAGCTTATAGAGAAAGGTCGTTGGGTCTTGGTGCGATGGGATTCCATTCGTATCTCCAATCACGCAACATTCCTTTTGAAGGTATCTTTGCTACGGGCTTTAATTACAAAGCATTTAAACACATTAAGACACAGGCAACCAGAGCTTCTGAAAGACTTGCAGAGGACAGGGGTGAAGCTCCTGATGTCAGTGGTAGTGGCAGGAGGAACGCTAATCTACTCGCTGTTGCACCTAACGCTAGTTCTAGTATTATATGTGGCGGTACTTCTCCTTCGATTGAGCCATATCGTGCTAACGTTTATACGCACAAGACTCTCTCAGGTTCGTTCCAAGTTAAGAACAAATACCTAGAAGAGGTATTACAAGATAAAGGATTAAAGAAAGATGAGTTGACTGTCTTGTGGAAAGACATTGCAGGTAATGAAGGTTCAGTGCAACACCTTGATATTCTTACTGACGATGAAAAAGAAATATTTAAAACTGCTAATGAGATAGACCAAATATGGATTGTTGAACATGCATCTAAACGACAAGAGTTTATATGCCAAGCACAGTCAGTTAATCTTTTCTTTACACTTCCCAAAGCTACTGAGCCACAAGAAGTACATGATGAGTACATGCAGTACGTCAATGATGTACATTGGTATGGAATGAATAAACTAAAGTCTTTGTATTACTTCAGAACTAATGCTGCTAGAAATGCAGAGAATGTTAACACTAAAGTACAACGTATTAAATTAGACGATGCTGAATGTATAGCTTGTGAGGGATAAATGAAACAAGAAGAGTTTACAAATGTGTTTAGCCAAAAATTTTCTGGCTTTACAAGTAGGATGTGGTTAGATTATTGTGATGAAAATAATAATCCATTCGCAAAAACAAAAGATTACGCAGGATATGTAATTGAAAATTTTAAATATTTAGTTAAGAGATTTAACGAGGAGAACAGATGAGCTTATTAGACACAAGAGATTACTACAAACCATTCGACAATCCTTGGATGTTTGACTACTATGTCTTACAAAACCAAATGCATTGGATGCCGGAGTCAGTACCTTTACACACCGATGTTAAAGACTGGCAAGAGTTAGACTCAAAAGAAAAGAATTTACTGACACAAATCTTTAGATTGTTTACTCAATCAGATGTAGATGTTGGTGCAGGTTACGTTGATAGATACATGCGTATCTTTAGAAAGCCTGAAGCTAGAATGATGATGGGTTCGTTTGCAAACATGGAGTCTATCCATCAACATGCTTACAGCTTGTTAC